TGCTTATGCAGATGCCCCATGCTCTTCTTTATATTCTTCTAACATTTTCCTTAATACACCGATTTCACGCTCTATAATTTGTTTCTGCTCCTCCGGTGTATGCCTGTAATAAAAAGATGGCGGATACAATTCCCAACAATGGAAGCCTTGCATATACCACTTACTATCAAGAGAATGCATTTTTATTTCAAACCATATTTTCTTAAGCAATTTCCCCATTTACTTTCCCCTTATGTAAATTTACTGACCGGATTTGTGTCTTTCTAACACATCGCAAAGACCATTTTTCGTAACATCTATCGTGTTTCCCTCTTCAATATCCTTCATTCCTTGCGCTAAAATCCCCTCAAGCCAATGCGTATACCTTTCTTCATAGAGTGCTTCATCATATTCTTCCAGTTCTTCAAAAAGATAATCCTGAAAGCCATACTTCTTTTCAATCCCCTCAACAAATACCATTGCACCGTATGACTGCATTTCTGCTTTTACGAGTGTATACAATTTGCCAACTTCCAATTCCTTTTCTGTTGTAATATTACTGTCACCAAGGTAATCAAACGTATTTTTCACACATCGTATCTTCCTTGGTTCCTGATTAAAAATATTGATTCTTCGTGTTTTCATACTTGGTCTCCATTGAATATTATCGAAGGTACAAACTGAAATTTATCTATCCCAATATCCCAAATTATAAAACCAATCTACATTGTATTCCTTCTCGCATTATTTTTCCATCGTTGCACTCATAAGGAATATCTGCTTCATATTTAAATCCAAGTTTTTTCATAACATTTCCTGAAGATGGATTTTCTTTTGCATATCTTCCAACTACTTCTGGTATATTTAACTGCTCCTTGGCATAACAAAGTATTTTTTTCATAGCCTCTGTGGTATAACCATATCCCCAATATTTTCTGCCAAGATTATAGCCAATTTCCCAACAAGAAACCTCATCTTCATAATAGATTAGTCCTGTTCCTATTAATTCCATTGTATCTTTTTTCACAAGTGCCCAACGATACCAATCATCTTTATCAATTTGACCTATTTCAAAATCTATCCATTGCTTTGTTTTTTCAATATCATTATGACTTGTCCAAAACATATATTTTGCTACTTCCTCGTCATTTTCCCATCCATAAAATACAGCTTCGGCATCTGTTTCTTTAAATGCTCGCAAAAATAATCTATCAGTTTCTAATTCAGGTGTTTTCATAATTATTTTCTCCGTCAACTTCAAATTCACTTCTTATTCCAAATTGCTGTACTCGCATTCCATGCACATTTTTCGCACATCTGAATGCGGAACTTGCGTTTGCTTATACACCAAAGTGTCGGAACAACCATTTACCGTTTCATAGCACTCCATTTCTGAAATCACTTGCTTAATAACTGGGCAAAGCCTATCTTCTTCCCTATCAACTATCATAATCAGCACCCCTTGCAAAAACTTCATATCTCATGAGTTTTATCAGTCCGTTTCTGATATAAAATTATACAGCATAGGAATTATATTCTCAATCACAATCTGCTCCACCTACCAAAAACCAACAAAAAAAAACCACAAAAAACAACTATATTTTTTCATAAACCTGCACTATTATGTAAGCAATAATAAGAAAAGAGGTATTCCCATGATTCATTGGAAAACACAGTCCGGTTACTTTTATACAGACATAGGTGACCTTCATATTATTCTGAAAGAGAAAAAGGAATGTTGGCAGGTTTCCATGGGTATCCGTGCCTATTCCCAAGATGGAAAAGTAAGCATGGTGCGCCCCACTTCTGTTATCACACAAATTGATAAACCTTGCGATTCTACGCAAGCGAAAGAACGCACCAACACCTACATGGATAACTTTATAAATGGCATACTGAATGACTATCACTCCTAGAACCTGTCGAAGTCTTCCTGTGTGGCCAAAGTTGCATACTGACAATCATCATTCATATGCTCCACAAACATATCGTTAACCATCCCTACAGTCAGAAGTTCCAAATCCCGTAGGGATAGTCCAATTTGCAGACACCGAAGTAAAAACAGTGGTGTAGTCATTACCCTTTCAGTTGGTCGAATTTTTTTTTAGCTTCTGCATCCGTCTGCACATTCAGTCCCCACAAATCAATCAGCTGTGGCAGAATCTGATAAATGGAGAAGGTATTAAATTCATCCAACCACTCTTCCGGTGTATTTGGAATTTCAGGGTTTGCGTGCTTTGCCATAACAAATGCGATGTTTTCAAATACCTCAAGGCTTACCAAATCAAGATGGGAGCCTTCTTCACTGTTCTCATTCACATTCTTTTCCAACGCAGAAATGTCCCTATAAATATCCCTACCAAATTTCAATCTGTAAATACGAGGAATAGCGGCACTCGCTTTGAATGCCACTTCCTTTCCATCAATTTCAATATTTCTTATCATCCCCATAATTTATTAACCTACGCTTTCCTCTTCTTCAGTAGTGGAAGTATCCTCTTCCTCCACATTTTCAGTTAAAGGCTGATATACTTTCGCATACCAATTGTTGTAAACTTCCGCTGTTGTGGAATCCCCGGTCTTTGCCTTCACAAGACCATTTGCAAGGGGTCTGGATTTAATGGACAGCGTTTCTGTCTGCACTTCCTTACCCTCTTCATTGGTTTTTGATGCAATGGACGGACGGGAAGCACTACAGTTATACATGACATGACGGATTTTACGGATATCTCCGTCAAATTCAAACAGCAGTGCAAAGCTACCTGTCTGAGAATTGGAATTTTCCACAAGCACCTTATTGGCATCGGCTGTTTCCAAAAGTACATCCTCTCTGAAAGATTCAGGAATAAGTGCTACCTCAAGGTCACCGTCATACCCCTGATTGTTATTGATAACGTAATACTCCACACCATCCGCATAGAAACTTTCCGGTTCTCCTTTCGGGTCTAAGCTGATGGATACCGCACCGGGAATGGCTACGGGAGTCGCAAATGTGACCGTTCCATCCTCCGCTTTTGCAATCACTGCATAATGCACGTTGCAAATGTTATATTTTACTTTGTTCTTCTTATTCATGGTTATACCTCCGTTTCATAAAGAACTTCATACATTTTTTCGCTACTGATCCATGTTTCCGACTTGGAATAAAAAAAGCCGTACTTATCAAGCACCGCTTCTACTCTTTCCTCCAAATCAATATCCTTTTTGTCCGTATACAGTTCTATCTGCAAACGGTCTTTTTTATAATATGCCACCCCATCCGCAGAGAAATTACTTGCTCTCGGATATAGGTAAATGAGAAACGGTGGGTCTACCGCCTCTCCTTCCGCAAAATGGTCATAGGCAAAAGGAAGTCCCAATTCCTCAAGCATCTGTGGTATTTCTGCTTTTGTCATCCCTTAAGACTCCTTTCCACCTTTTCAATTAACTGCTTCTCCGCATTTGCTTCTGCCGGAGCAATATGCACCTTGGCAGCAACCCGACCACCGCCACGCTTTGCATGACCTTTTTCCAAGAGGTGTGTCAGGCGGTAACGCTTCTCGGAATGCACCACAACCGTCTTTGAAGTTGCCGTTTCACTAGACTTGGTTACCTTCCAACTTCTACGGTATGCACCCGTATCAACCGGAGCATTTGCCTGTATTTCCTTTTTAACGTTCTCGCCTACTTCCTCCACTATCTGCTTCACTTCTTCTGCCGTAAAATCACAGTATTCTTCCAACTCCCTTTTTACGGCTGTGGATAAATCATCCACCGACACGGTCCGGTTACTGCTCATGGTTACCTCCTCTCCCGCTGCGTGTGCATTTTAAGGCTCTTCTTTTTAAACGCCATATCACTCACGGAGCGGATATTATAAATTCTGTCCTTATAAATAATTCGGAACTTATCCGGAACAACGGCTGATACTTCCGAACAATACCGCACGGTAAAATCCAAACGCTCATTCACAACCGTCTGCCCGGCAACTTCCGCTTCATTACTTTCCTTCTCCACAGCCGTGGCATAGCAGGAAAAATAATCCACCCACTGATTGGTATGATTACCGATACCGTCTTTTATCACTTCATTTTTCTGAAAGGTAATACGGATACGCATGGCAGAAATATTCATCAGAACACCTCCCTGCGCACACCAAACATAAGACTCCGAAGTGTCAGCAACAATTCCTCGTGATTGGCATCTTCCCTGTGTTCATACAAATAGGCTATGGCATACAACTCGGCTATTCTTACGATGCTCCCCTGTTCCATAAGGTAATCCTTGGAAAGTCTGCTGATATCGCAAACCATCTGCTCTGCCGAAAGAATTAGGGATTGGATGAACTCGTCATCATCAGACGAGTCCACCCTTAAATAATTCTTAGCCTCCTCAAGTGTTACTGACATCGGCTATCCCTCCTATGAAGTAGTCTTTGCCTTGATATCAAGGGTCTTGACTGCCTCGGAAAGAATCAGCTTACCATCCACACGCTCGGAAGCAAGGAAGCCAACCTGACCTGTGGTAGCATAAAGTTCATTCAATCTCTTGAAGGAACGACCCTGACGGTCTGCAATCCAGTAGTAACTGTAATCACCGAATGCCATGACTCTGTTTCCGGCAGCAAGTTCAGGAACATAGATGGATGTTCTGTAAGGACGGTTTAAAATTCTGTCCGGCTCTCCTTCTTTTACGGAAGGCTGCCAGATATAATTGCCGTTACCATCCTTCAGCTTCCTGATTGCCTTAACGGTGGAATCATTCAGAAGCCATGTAGCCTTATTACGGTAAGGCGCACGCAAGCTGTAATACAAATCCATCACATCATCAAAAGTAATGGATGTGCTTGCTGCGGTAATACCCGTATCAGCACCACCCGTAGCATTGAAAAGACCTGTAGGCTTTCCGCTACCGTCACCGATAAAGAATGCCTCCTCTTCCTTTGCACCGATTCTTCTACCGAATTCCTTGGAAATATAGGCTTCGATATTGAATACGGAGTCATTTAACAACTCATCAGACACCTTAATCATGGTAGCAAGTTTATATGCTCCGATGGATGTCTGACCGAAGCTGTCATCGGATTCAGGGAACTGACCACCCTCATCAATCCAAGCTGCCTCTCCTCTGCTTGTTACGATAGGAATTTTACGGTCACCGCTGGAAGTACGAATCACGGTAGCATGGCTTCTGAAGAATACCTCATCCTGCAATGCCTCCACGAGTTTTCTTTCATACTCATCCGGCACAAGATAACCGCCCTCGGAATCCGTACCAATAGAAAGAGCGTTCTGAACTTCATAAGACATCTTGTTTCTCATACCGTTCCAGAACGCTCTCTTATATTCATCCGTTGCCCTTCCTGTTTTTACCTCTCCCGTAGGATTTGCGGAAGGCTGATTCACAATCGGCTGTGCGGTTGCCTTGGCAAGTTCCGCATCAATTACCGCCTGTCTTTCCAACCTCTCGATTTCCTTACCGAGATTAACCACATCCGCTTCCATACGGTCATAGGTAGCGGCATCTTCCCCGGATACGAAACCGTCATCCGTTCTCTTGGCATCAAGGAACTTCTTTGCTGCCTCCCATGCCTTTGCTCTTTTTTCCTTTAATTCTAAAATCTTACTCATAGTGAAATCCTCCTTAATGATTTATGAGACTCAGTCTCTTATCTAACTGGTTAATAGGAACTCTTGTTTCAGGCATTTCTACCTTTACCTTGGAGAGGAAGGAATCATGCACCGCACGCTTGGAAAACATAACGGAATCCACCTGTAAGGACAGATTCTTATGTTTCTCTTCCTCATCCTCCCCTTCTTCCCCTTCACTTGGAACAGCGGATGTTTTATCATCCTCCTCATCGTCCTCTTCCTTTGCAAAGAGGATTTTATCGGCAAATCCAAGTTCCACGGCTTTCTTGGCATTAAACCAAGTTTCGTCATCCATCATCTTGGATAACTTGCTTCTCTTAAGCCCCGTCTTGTCCTCATAGGCATTTAAGATACTCTCCTTTACCTCATTTAACATTCCGATGGCTTTTTCCATCTCGGCCACGTTACCAATGGCAAGGGTAGCCGGATTGTGGATCATCATCATTGCTACGGGAGACATTAAAACCGTATCTCCGGCTACTGCAATCACGGATGCTGCCGATGCAGCCAGTCCGTCAATCTTAACCGTAACGCTTCCCTTATAATCCCGGAGCATATTGTAGATTTGTGCCGCTGCGAACACATCTCCACCGGGCGAGTTAATCCAAACGGTAATATCTCCCGTTCCGGCATTCAGTTCTTCCTTGAATAACTTGGGAGTTACTTCATCCCCATACCAAGTTTCATCTGAAATCTCGCCATTCAAAACAAGGATACGTTCCACACCGTGGTCACCCTCGTTTTTTACCCAATTCCAAAACTTGCGTTTCATCGCTTGCCTCTCTTTCTGCTCTCCTGTGTCGGCTCTTTCTCCGTCTGTGTTCCGGCAAATACACCCGCATCCGCCAGCTTGCACATCGCACCGTTGATTAAATAGAGGTTGCCGCCTTCCTCATCGGAAATAGGATTCATATCCTCCATCTCACGGATATCGTTAGTGGAAAACCAACCGTTCTGTCTTCCGGTGGCATACCCTTCCATTCGGGATGCATAGTCCCCACGAAGCAGACCGTCCACATTCAGCTTAATAAAATATTTCCCCTTTTCTCCCGGCAAAAGAAGCGCCTTCTGCAATGCCTGTTCCCACCGGATTACCCAAGGGTCTAGGGTATACTTTACAAATTCCAAAGACTGCTGTTCTATATTGGAAAAGCTGGACTTCTCCAAATCTCCTACCATATGTGGCGGTATCCGATACAGCCTTGCAATCTCGTTAATCTGAAACTTCCTTGTTTCCAAAAACTGTGCTTCCTCCGGCGGTATTCCTATCTGATGGTATTTCATACCCTCTTCCAGAACTGCCACCTTATGGGCATTCGTGACACCCTTATATACCGAGTTCCACGATTCCCTTACCTTGGACGGGTCTTTTAAGACACCCGGATGCTCAAGCACGCCACCGGGATTTGCACCGTTGGCAAAGAAACTGGCACCGTATTCCTCACAGGCTAACGTCATGCCTACGGCATTTTTAGCCATGGCAATGGGCGAATATCCCACGAGTCCATCAAATCCAAGTCCGGGAATGTGAAGCACATCCTCACTCCGCAGAATGATATCTCCCATGGTTTTGAAATTTGGATTCTCGTCACTCTGTCTCGAATAGGTATACACAAGGTTTCCTTTGGCATCTCTGTCCACATCCATCTGATTTGGAAGAAGCGGATACAGTCCAAGAACTCTTCCTGCTCCGTCCCTGACTATCTGTGCATAGGCATTTCCCCAAATTAAAAGATGACTCATCAGTGTTTCCCTGAACACGAATGAAGTCATCTCCGGATTTGGTTCATCATGAAGAAGTGTGTAAAGCGGATGGTCAAACACCTTCTCTTTTCCACCACCGTCTTTATATGCATACACATGAATCGGCAAAGAAGCCAAAGCCTCTGCCAATATTCTTACGCAGGAATACACAGCCGTAGTCTGCATGGCAGTTCTTTCATTTACGGGCTTTCCACTTGTGGTTCGTCCGAACATGAATGAATAACCGCTGCCTACGGTATCCGTGGGTTTATCCCTTGCCTGTTTGAGACCAAATAAATTACGAATTCCCATCTGCTATCCCTCCAATGTCTGATTGATGGCTTCCCTTATCAAAAGCGCACCCAATATACTCAACAAAATCATAACCGCCTCCTAAAACACTAAAATTCCTCTGTCATCGTACACACTGCCTTCATTTCCCTGATTACGGATGGCACGGTCCAGTGCCATAACCGTTGCTACTGCAGCATCGATTTTCTCCGTGGATTTTTCCTTATCCATTTTGATGTTTCCGGCAGGGTCCTGTCTGACAAATACGTTATCCATCATCCACCGAAGTACCTTGTGTCCGCCATGGGCAATCCGCTCCTCAAGAGTAAGCTTCATCAGTTCCTTGGTAGGAGGACTCATATCCTTATATCCCTGTCCGAAAGGAACTACCGTAAATCCCATGCCCTCCAAGTCCTGCACCATCTGCGTTGCTCCCCAGCGGTCAAATGCAATCTCCTTGATGTGGTATTTCTCCCCAAGTTCCTCTATAAACTTTTCAATAAATCCATAATGGATCACATTGCCTTCCGTAGTTTCCAAGCACCCTTCTGCCGCCCAGACATCATAAGGAACATGGTCTCGTCTGACACGCAGTCGCATATTTTCCTCCGGTATCCAGCAGTAAGGAAGAATGATATATTTTTCCGTATCATTCCTTGGTGGGAACACAAGCACAAACGCTGTAATATCCGATGTGCTTGAAAGGTCAAGACCACCATAGCAGTCCCTTCCGATAAGTTCCTCTTCATCAACGGGGAATGCACACGCATCCCACTTATCCATCTGCATCCAACGGGTAGACTGTTTTACCCATTGATTCAAACGAAGCTGTCGGAAGATATTTTCTTCTGCAGCATTTTCCCTTGCACTGATATAGGCATTTCTTACCTTCTCAATATCAATGGTCTCTCCAAGGGACGGATTGGCTTTATACCATGTTGCCTCACTCGTCCAGTCATCCTCATCAGAAGCACCGTATATTACGGGATAAAAGGTAGGGTCTATTTTTCTGCCTTCCAAAATATCCACAGCCTTTTGGTGCTGTTCAAAACAGATGGAATTTCTGTCATTCCCGGCTGTGGTAATTAAAAAATACAGAGGCTGTGTTCTCGCATCACCGGAACCCTTGGTCATAACATCAAACAGTTCACGATTTGGCTGAGCGTGCAACTCATCAAAAATAACTGCGTGGACATTCAGACCGTGCTTTGTGTACGCTTCTGCCGACAACACCTGATAGAAACTGTTGGTCGGCTTATACACCAGACGTTTTACGGACATCACGGGTTTTATTCTTTTTTTCAGTGCCGGACACTGATCCACCATATCCACCGCAACATCAAATACAATGGATGCCTGTTGTCGGTCAGATGCACAACCGTACACTTCCGCTCCCCACTCTCCGTCACCACAGGTCATATATAATGCAATGGCAGCCGCCAGTTCCGACTTACCGTTTTTCTTTGGTATTTCGCAATAGCAGGTATTATACTGCCTGTATCCGTTTTCCTTTACCGTTCCAAAAAGGGTGCGGATTATCTCATCCTGCCATCCGAGAAGCTGAAACGGAACACCTCTCCACTTACCCTTGGTGTGCTTCAGACAGTTAATAAAATTGACTGCGTGGTCTGCCTTTGTCACATCGAACATTATTTGCCTCCTCCCTTAAGCAGAAGAAGCTCCATTTCATCACTTTCCTTATCCTCTCCCGTATCAGAAACAATCCTGCTTCTGGCAGAAGGGGTAAGACCAAACTGCTCACAAAACTTATTCATAATCTTAAGGTAGGTCTGGGCAATGGATACCTGCGGTACCTGTTGCCAATAGCCACTCGGTGTTTTTACGATTGTTCCATGCTGTGTGATAAATTCCTCTGCTTCCTTCCAACGTGCGTATGCCTGACAGTATCCGGCAAAGGCTGCCATATCGATTTCCGTAAGGATACCGAGTTGTTCAAGCTGTTTACTCATACGCTTCCATTCTTTTTTCGCTTCCTCCTCAAGCCATGACGGACAGCGTGGTGCTTTCTTTTCAGGCTTTGGTTCTGCCGTATTAAGGCTACGTTTGCCCGGATTTCCCTCAAGCACCTTGATTGCCGTTGGCTTTGGTTTTCTTCCTCTCTGCGCCACTGCCCTCACCTCCATTTCATGGCAACAAAAAAGGACTCCCGTAGGAATCCTCGTTGTAAATGTTTATCTTAAATTCTGCTAAAGCACCATGCCATTGCATGACCTCCATCTTCAAATGCGGTTTCGTTTTTCTCTAAAAGCTGAATTCGGCATTCAATATCTCCGTAGCCCGTTTCCTCCGTGGTTTCAACAAACTCGTAAACCGCTGCTTCAAATCCTCTGTAGGTAAGTCCGCATACCAAAACCTTATCTCCGTACCGTAAAACCGCACCCTGTTCTGCGCATCCGTCTTCCCATAAATTTTCCATTGTTGTAATCTCTCTCCATCTCATTGCGATGTCCTCCTTTTCTTTTGGTAGGTACATATTCGCTCTTATAAAGAGATATATCCAGTCATATTCGCACTATAAATGTACCAAAGAATATGACTGGATATTGTTCAATTTACACCGCTATTTACTGCCTTGCTGCCCAATAGTCATGCAGGAATTCCGCTGTAAGCTGAAGGCTTGTTTGCAGAAGTTCATTTGCTTCGGATGCATTCTGGCGAATCCACAATACGGTTTCATCTTCCACACCCGTAAGGTCCTTTGCCTGTTCTTCCTCCACTTTTTTCACTTCTTCCAACTGCTGCTCCGCCCAAGTCATCTCTTCCTCGGTAATTGCCCCGCATTCGTAAAGGCTGTTAATACCTCCCATCAGAAGTTCCGTGTTGGCATCATCACCCATGCAGTATACTTCCGTTACTGCCTGTACCATTTTTTCAATTTTGACATTCATCCTGTTGCCTCCTTTTCATTTTGGTAGCAACATATTCGCTCAAAAGCACCGAGAAATCCAGTTACATTACTACCAAATATTCTCGGTACATTTTGTTTATTCTATCTCATCACGGCACTCATTCATACCAAGGCACAACTGAATATAAATATTTGCATATCTGTCATGTTCGCTGCCTTCCGAACCGGCCATGGCTTGAAGGAAAAAGGCAAGTGCCTCTTCCCTCGTTTCCCATTCATCCTTCTTGCCGTAGCAAATAGTTGTTATCTTCTCCATGTCCGCCTCCTATGCTCTTTCCATTCTGATGGCATCCACAAGTTCTCTCTTGCCTGTAAAAATGTCCGTGCATCGTGCGTTTACCTTGGTAAGACCTGCCATTTTAAATCCGTGTTTTTCAAACTCGGCAAGGGTGGCAATCAATCCTGAGAAGGTGCTTGAAATCGTAAATTCCGTAATGTCGTTGTCCTTCATCGTGGCAGTGATTTCCGCAATGTCCTTTTCCCAAATGACCTCGTCAAAATCAATCAGTTCCCTTTCTGCAAAAATTCTGTTGCGGTATGCCCAGAAAAGTGTGCCGTTAATTCCG